TGCTCGACCACTTCAAGGCATGCGGCTGGAAGCCGACACCCAAGGTCAACGAATGGGCCTTCATCAACACCGCCGCGCCGGATCGCCGCCCGCTGCTGAAGAAGATCTGCATGGTGTGCAAGAGCATCGGCGCGGGCAAGACTTACGCCGAAGGTGCGGCCAGGCGCCAGACCGGCATCGCCCGCAAGCTGGAGATGATGGACGAAGGCCAGCTGTGGCTGCTGGCCGGCGTGCTGGAGCACACCAGGAAGAGCAAGGAGCACGCGAAGTGACGCAGATAGCCCCCTCCACCCCCACCGTCACCCCCGTCAGCCTGCTGGAGATCGTCGAGATCATCGGCGAGGCGGCTGCGCTCAAGCTGGTGGAACAATTCGGCGGCACCACACCGCGCCTGCCCGCACTGCGCAACATCAGCGCCGACCAGCAGCTGGCCCAATGCATCGGCCTCGAAGCGCTCACCAAGCTGGCGCAGGAGACCGGCGGCGGGCGCTGGCTCTACATCCCGCGCTGCGCCAAAGGCCTGCGCGAAGCCCGCAACCGCGAGATCACCCGGCTCTACAGCCCGCCCCACGATGTGCCGGTGGCAGAGCTGGCCCGCCGCTACCACCTCAGCGACCGGCAGATCTGGAACATCCTCGGCAGCACGGTGGTGGATGACAGGCAAGCGGGGTTGTTTTAACCATGAATTTGACTTTGCAAAACCTCCAGGCTTACCATGCGCGCACTGGCACACATTGCCAGTCGGGTTTGACAGCTCGGAACAAAGGCGGACGAGCCGCCAGCAACAGCGGCTATTTTTACGTCCGTCAACAACGCAACCCAGTTTGGGCGGCGGTGTGGGGCAGCTTCGGCTGCGCCGGTTCCTTTGTCCGGTCTGTCAACCTGCATCGCTGCCCTCCAACGTTTGACAGCGCGAGAGGGTGGTTTAACCAACCACAAAGGAGTCTCGCCATGTGTACACCCGCGCCCGCTCAGGGCATCCCCCTCCACCAACACGGCGCGTTCGACGATCTCGCCGTCTCGCTCGACCGCATCAGCAAGATGGCCGGTGCGCTCAAAGGCATCGGCAGTCTGATGATGCCGGAGCACAGCGCCGCCAACGAACAGCTCAACATGGCGTTCCGCACCGACGCGGCCGCCATATTCGAGTTCTTCGCCGACGTGCTCGGCGAAAGCCGCGAAATCGCCGCCGAAGCCGCCGACCGCCTGCATTACGCAGCACGCCAACTCACCCAACCCAACTGAAAGGAGATCGCCATGAAAAACCAACTCAACCCCATCGACGTAACCCAGCTACACCCCATGCTTTACCGCGACCTGCCGGTATGCACCACCGAAATGCTGGCGCAGCTTTACTGCTGCGAAACAAGAAGCCTGCGCGATAATTTCCGGAATAATGCCGATCGCTTCGAGATGGGTAAGCATTACATTCAACTGCAAGGCGCAGAACTGCGCGAATTCGTTGAGTGCGACGAAAATATCGTCTCGCAATTTGTGCCGTCAAAACGTGCTCAAGTGGTGAACCTGTGGACGGAACGCGGTGCCGCGCGCCACGCCAAGATGCTCAATACCGACCAGGCATGGGAGGTGTTCGAGAAGCTGGAAGACTGCTATTTCCACGCCAAGGCGCAGGCCGTTGCCCCGCAAGCGCCCGCGCTGCCGGAAGTCCTGCGCCTATCCGACCTTGATGCCATGCTGGATAAGCCGATGCAAATCACCGTGCGCGAGTATCTGGCGCTGACGCAGGGCAGACTTGCGGAGCCACTACAGATCAATAGTGGCCGTGCTTATAAGCAGTTCCTGACGGTAGGGGAGCGTGAGGAAGTCATCCGTCTGGCCGAGGTGGACAAGATGACGCCTATTGAAATATCTGAACTAACCCACACGCTAGAGGATACGGTCAGAACCATCCTATACCGTCGTCGTAAGGCAAAGGAGCGAGATGCCCACGCGAAAAGAATATCCGCTAACTAGCTTCTAGTTAACGCCCCCCACAAACCCCGCCCAGTGCGGGGCTTTTTGTTGCACTGTAGCCCTTCAGTATCGGCCATCCTCGCGCGCGTGCGTAACCTCGCGGGCATGACTGCCACCACACATACCTGCGGCACCTGCGCCCACTGGACGCGCCACGGCGACCCGCGCATGGACTACTACGGCGGCTGCGCTTTGCGGCCGGCGGGGTCTTACACCGTCGAGCAATCGCCTTGCGTGCTGGTGCCTGCGCGCTGGAAGGCGGCCAAGTGAGCCGCATGATCAACACCCTCTACATCCACTGCGCGGATACGCCGAACGGGCGCACGCTGTTCTCCGGCACGCCCGGCTCGCCCGGCTACACCACGCCCGCAATGGAAATCGACAAGTGGCACAAGGCGCGCGGCTTCAAGCGCCTGCCCAACTGGCGCTCGCGCCAGAACCCCCACCTCGCAGCCATCGGCTATCACTTCGTGATCCACACCAGCGGCGAGGTCGAGACCGGCCGCCATCTGGACGAGGTGGGCGCGCAGGTGAAGGATCACAACGCCGCCAGCATCGGCATCTGCCTCGTCGGTCGGGACAAGTTCACCACCGAGCAATGGGTCACGCTCGATAATCTTGTGGAGCATCTGCGCGAGCTGTATCCGCTGGCCGCAGTGAAAGGCCATTACCAGACCGACGCCGCCAAAACCTGCCCGAACTTCGATGTGCCGGGCTGGATGGACAGCGGCATGCCGGATTCGAATCACATCCTCACATAGGAAACCGACATGGAACCCATCCCGGTCTCGCGCATCGTCGAAGTCAAGCCCTGGTGGAAGAGCAAGACGATCTGGCTCAACCTCATCAGCGCCGCGCTGCTCGCGCTTGAAGCGCAGTTCGGTCTGCTGCAGCCATACCTGCCCGGCAATGTCTATGCGTGGTTCGCTGTGGCGCTGCCGGTGGCAAACGCCATCCTGCGCGTCATCACCAGCGCGCCGCTGTCTTTTGGGAAGGCGGGGTTTTGATGAGCCAACTGCTCAATCCGGGCTTCTGGCTTGCCACCTTGCTGATCGCGCTGGCGCTGTTCGGCAGCGGCTATGCGGCGGGGAAAAAGCACGCGTCGTCCGCCTGCGTCGCCGACCAAGCCCAAGCGCAGCAGGCCGCGCAGGCCAAGGTGGACGAAACCAATGCCAGGCGCGAGCAAGTCGCCCAGTCGCGCGAGACCTCGCGCGAGCAGATCCGCATCGTGTACCGAACCATCCGGGAGAAAGCCCATGAAACACCTATCGCTGGCGCTGACTGCGGCCTTGATGCTGACAGCCTGCGCCTCTGGAATGCCGCCAACGCGGGAAACCCCGCGCCCGTGTTCGGCAAACTTGACTACCGACTGTCCAGCGCCGCCACCGGCCAAGTCGGGCAAGTTGGCGGACTTGCTGGACAACCACATCGAGTCGATGGAGCTGTACAGCCAGTGCCGCGACCAGCTGAAGAAACTGGCGGAGTGCGCGAACAGTGAAGCCGGAAGATAGAGCGCAGGAGATCGAACTGGAAGAGTGGGAGCGGCGGCAGAAGGATGCCCTGCTGCCCGCGCCGACAAGGGAATCGGCCAAGTGGTGCGCCGCACCCGGCTGCGGCCAGCGCATACCGGATGCGCGGCGCCGCGCGGTACCGGGCGTGCAGCTTTGCATCGAGTGCCAGGAATGGCAGGAATACATGGAAGGCAGACATGCAAGTTCAAATTGATCTGTGGGAGTTGTTGATGGCGCTGGCCTCGTTGGTCGGTGTGTTCGCCGCGCTGGTCTGGATGTTCGGCACGCTGCTGGTTAAGCAGTTCAAGGCGCTGCTGGACCAGCGCTTCACGGTGATCCAGAGCGATTTGAGCAAGCGCGCCGTCGAAGACGCGAAAGTGTCTGATCAGCTGCGCAAGATCGAGACGGACTTCCTGAATTGGAAGGCGGAACTGCCGGTGCATTACGTCCGGCGCGAGGATTACATACGCGGCCAGACAGTGATCGAATCAAAGCTGGACGCGCTTTACAGCAAGCTTGAAGTGGTGCAGATACAAGGGGCAAAAAAATGATCGATCAAGAGAAGGTGCGCCGTGAATCGATGCGCTGGCTTGTTATCTTAACGCTGCACAACGCCAGCCCGGTGGGTGCGTTCGAGGAGCTGGTGCTGGCGACGGTGCAAGGCATGTTCCCGGATGCGACAGCGCTGGAAGTCCGCCGCGTGCTGGACTATTTGTCCGATCGCGAGCTGGTGACACTGGACAAGCAGCCCGGCGGCCGTTGGTTCGCCGACCTGACGCGCTATGGAACTGATCTGGCGGAGTACACGGTGGATTGCGATCCCGGCATCGCGCGGCCCACCAAATACTGGGCAGGCTGATATGCCACCACGTTCAAAGATCAAGCAGCTGCCAGCCGAGACCAAGACTTGGCTGGATCGTGCGCTGGTGGAAGGCAACTTCTCCGACTACGAGCGGCTGGAGCAGGAGCTTTCCGAGCGCGGCTTCGTGATCGGCAAGTCCAGCATCAACCGCTACGGGCAGGAGTTCGAGCGCCGTCTGCACGCAGTGAAACTGGCCACCGAGCAGGCCAAGGCGATCTCGGATGGATCGCCAGACGATGAAGGCGCGATGAACGATGCGCTGATCAAGATGGTGCAGCAGAAGGCGTTCGACGCGCTGCTGAAGATGGAGGATGGCGCTTCGCTCAAAGAGATCGGCCTGATGGTGGCGCGTCTTTCCAATGCCACCGTAAAGCAGAAGCAATGGGCCACCGAGGTGCGCGCCAAGGCCGAGACCGCCGCCGCTGCCGTGGAGAAGATCGCCAAGAAGGGCGGCCTGTCCGCCGCTGCGGTCAAAGAGATCAGGAGCCAGATCCTTGGCATCCCAAGTTAAAACCGTTCCGGTCACCATCCCCAGCGATGCGGCGCGCAAGGACGCGCCGCCTCCCGCTTTACTGCCCTATCAGCAGCGGTGGATCGCCGACGAAAGCCCGCTGAAGATCGGCGAGAAATCCCGTCGCGTCGGCTGGACATGGGGCGAGGCGGCCGACGACGTGCTGATCGCGTCACGGGAAGAACTCAGCTCCAACGTGTTCTACATCGGCCCCACGCAGGACATGGCGCTGGAATACATCGAAGCCTGCGCCATGTGGGCGCGCGCGTTCGACTATGCCGCCTCGGAGATCGAGGAAGGCATCTTCGTCGACGGCGACAAGGAGATCAAAACCTACAAGATCGACTTCCCCGCCACCGGCCGCCGCATCGTGGCGCTCAGCTCGCGCCCCACCAACCTGCGCGGCAAGCAGGGCGTGATCGTGATCGACGAGGCCGCGTTCCACAACGATCTGGCCGCGCTGCTCAAGGCGGCGATGGCCATGCTGCTGTGGGGCGACAAGGTGCGCATCTTCTCGACCCACGACGGCCAGGACAACCCGTTCAACGAACTGATCCAGGAAGTGCGCGCGGGCAAGCGCAAGGGCAGCGTGCACCGCATCACCTTCCGCGAAGCGGTCGAGCAAGGGCTGTATCAGCGCGTGTGTCTGCGGCGCGGTATCGAGTGGACGGCCGAGGGCGAGGCGCAGTGGGTGGCCGATGCCTATGCATTCTACGGCGAGGATGCCAGCGAAGAGCTGGACGTGGTGCCATCGCAATCGGCGGGTGCCTATCTGACGATGGGCCTGATCGAGGCGCGCATGAACCCGGACACGCCGCTGGTGCGTGGTCGCTGGACATCGGAGTTCGCTTACCTGCCGGACTGGGAGCGCGAGGCAGAGGTGGCGGCGTGGTGTGAAGAGCACATCAAGCCCATCCTGGACAAGCTCGACAAGGATCTGGCGCACGGGCTTGGCGAGGACTTCGGGCGGACCGGCGACTTGACCACCCTGGACATCATGGAAGAAGGCCGCGACCTCACCATCCGCGTGCGCGGCCAAGTCGAGCTGAGCAATTGCCCTTTCCGCCAGCAGGAGCAGATCGTCTTCTACATCCTCAGCCGCCTGCCGCGCTTCCGCTCTGCCGCGTTCGATGCGCGCGGCAACGGCCAGTATCTGGCGGAGCGTGCGGCGCAGAAGTTCGGCCAGGCACGTATCGAGCAGGTGATGCTGAGTGATTCGTTCTATCTGGCCAACATGCCGCGCTTCAAGGCTGCATTGCAGGATGGAACGCTGGACGACATTCCGAAGGACAGCCAGACGCGCGACGACCTGCGTGCGCTGCGCGTGATCGACGGCATCCCCAAACTTGGCAAGGCCAAGACGCAGACAGGCGAAGGCGAGAAGCTGCAGCGCCACGGCGACTCGGCGATCAGCCTGTTCCTCGGGCATTACGCGATGAAGCGCGAGGTCGCGCCTATCGAATATCAATCGTCCGGCCAACGTGTCGCCGCATCTGGCGGCATGTCCGGATTCATGTGAGGTAGATCATGAGCACGTTAAAGAAGGACCAGAAAGACGAGATTGCCACCACCAGAGACGGGCGCGACATCACGCGTGGTTTTGTGGATGGCCTGCCGCTGCTGCCGTCCACCGACCGGCTGCTGGCGCTCAAGGGCAACGGCGACTTGGCGATCTACCAGGAAGTGCTGCGCGATGACCAGGTGAAGGCGTGCTTCGGCCAGCGCGCGCGGGCTGTGATCTCGCGGCCGTGGGAAGTGAAGCCCGGCGGCGACAAGCGCATCGACAAGCTGGCTGCGGAATTCATCGAAAAGCAGATCAACAATATCCGCTTCGACGATATCACCGAGAAGATGCTCTACGGCGTGTTCTACGGCTATGCCGTGGCCGAGCCGCTCTATGCGGTGGAGGACGGCAAGATCGTGCTGGACGCCAGCCGTGGCGGCATCAAGGTGCGCGATCGCCGCCGCTTCGGCTTTGCGCCGGATATGTCGCTGCGCCTGCGCACTTCCACCAACCCGATGGGAGAGAAGCTGCCGGAGAAGAAGTTCTGGCACTTTGCCACCGGAAGCGATCACGACGACGAGCCTTACGGCCTCGGCTTGGCGCACTGGCTCTACTGGCCGGTGTTCTTCAAGCGCTCCGGCATCAAATTCTGGCTGGTGTTCCTGGAGAAGTTCGGCAGCCCAACCGCTGTCGGCAAGTATCCTGCGGGCACAATAGAAGCTGATCAGAACAAGCTGCTGGAGGCACTTGGCTCTATCCAGACCGACAGCGCCATCATCTTCCCGCAAGGTATGGAGGCCGAGCTGCTTGAGGCTACACGCGGCGGCACGGCAGACTACACCGCGCTCTACGATCGCATGGACGCAGCCATCGCCCGCGTGACACTAGGCCAAACCGCCAGCACGCAAGGCTCGCCCGGCAAGTTGGGCAATGATGACCTGCAGGGCGACGTGCGCGCAGACATCGTCAAGGCCGACGCGGATCTGGTGTGTATGAGTTTTAACGCCACCATCGTGAAGTGGCTGGTGGAGTGGAATTTCCCAGGCGCAGCGCTGCCACAGGTGTGGCGCAAGTGCGAGGACGAAGAGGACTCGAACACCACAGCCGAGCGTGACGAGAAGATCTGCAAGATGGGCTTCAAGCCAACGCTGAAGTACATCCAGGACACGTATGGCGGGGAGTGGCTGGAGACGCCGCCCGGCACACCGCCTGGGCAGGTTGGTGGTGCTGAGTTCGCGGAAAGTGATCGCCGCGTCCCTGGCAATTTACTCAAAAGCAACGGCCAGACAGACGAACTAGACGCCCTCGCCGAAGATCTGGCCGGCGACTGGGAGCGCGTCACCGATCCGTTGATCGCGCCCATCGTGGCGCTGGCTGCAGAAGCGGCCAGCTTCGAGGAATTCCAGGCGCGTCTGCCTGATCTGATCCAGGGCATGGATGCCGCCGTGCTGGCCGAGGCGCTGGCGCAGGGACAGTTCGCTGCGCGGATCTGGGGCAAGGTCAATGCCGCAGATTAAGCTCGAAGCCTTGCCGCCCGAAGAGGCGATCGCCTTCTTCAGGCAGAAGGGTTACAAGATCGGCTTCGACTGGCGCGACGTCTGGCAGCAG